GTCCATGAGGGCATGCTCAGGGTGCAGGCGCGGGTCCATGTCGACCGCGTCCGGCGCCAGCGGCTTGCGGGCGGGCTCTTGGTCGATGTCGAGTTCCTTGGATGGATGGGCGCGTTCGGCGGGTGGACTCGCGACGGGACTCGCGCCTCTCATCGTTCGCTCATGCCCCTGTCTTTCTTCTTGTACTTCTTCTAAGGTCTTAGGTCTTGAAGAAGGGGGGATTACGCCGGGGGTTACGGTGGGGGGGTTTGATGAGAACGCGCCCCGCATTTGCGTCCCTGACGCTGGTGCGGCGCGCGTTACGGTGGGGCTTACGGTGGGGCTTACGGTGGGGGTTTTGGGGTTACGGTGGGGGTTGCGTACCGCGCCCGAGCCCGACAGCGCCGTGCTGGACGCGCTTTCGGACTCAGAATACGGTGGGGCCTGTTGCGTTCGCGCGGAAGGCGTGTGCGTTCGGTCTGCACGGACCTCCTGGTACTCGTGGAACTTCGTGACGTACGCGCGCTGCTCACTCCCGCGGCCGCGGCCGCGGCCGCGCATGACGTCGAGCCGCAGCATGCCCTCGGTCACGAACCGACGCACGATGCGTCGCCACACGTCTCGCGTGACGCACGCACGCGTCGGGATGTCGTCCGGGCTCAAGGTCACGAACCCCGCGTCGGGGCCATCCCACTCGGTCGCCAGCAGGATGTCCACCCACGCCGCCTTCGCGACGGGATCGCGAGCGAGCCAATCGTGCTCCTGCATCTTCCGGTGCAGCTTGATCCAGCCGTTGCCGTTCATGCGGCCGGGCGCCTTGCGCTGTTGGGAGGGTCGTCGTCGGTCGGTGACGGTCGTGGGCGTCGCATGCGGTTGCCTTTCTGCAAGGCAGCGCGTATGCTCGCGGTGCAACCAGCAAGCGTTCTTGCGCTGCCTCGCTCGCGCCCCTTCGGGGGCGCTTGCGTTTGGTACCCGGCATCGTAGCACCACAGCGGGCGGGCCTGCCGCACTCCCCCCGCGGCGTGTCGTAGCCTCGTCTCATGCTCAAGGCCACCCGCCGCCTCGAAACCCCCGCAGGACAGAGTGGCTTCGCTCAGGCGGCCGCGGTCGCCACGAACGCGCGCGCGCCCGCTGACGAGCGCATGGACGCCGAGACGCAGGCAGCGAAGCAGGCCGCGTCGTACGCCAGCCAACTCGATCCCCAAGCGATGCTCGCGTTCACGCAGTCGCTCGCGAAGGCGACGGATCAGGAGGCGGAACGCGCGGCGCGGCGGCAGGAGCGCGTGCGGCCGCTGTCGGAGGGCTTGAGTCCCGGCATGGCGAAGGTCGCGTTGACCCTCAGCCCGGAGGAGCAGCGCGCGCTGTGGCTCGTGCGGCCCGTCGGCCTCGACTTCCCGAAGTTGCGGCAGATCGTCCGCAGCGACGTGGTGCTCAAGAGCATCATCTGGACGCGCATCAGCCAGGTCGGCCGGTTCCTGGTGCCGAGCCAGGACGAGTGGCGGCCCGGCTTCCGGTTCCGGTACCGCGATCCATCGCGTGACGTGAACGAGGCGGACGCGGATCGCTTCTGGTTCCTGACGCGGTGGGTGATGAACTGCGGCGCCGAGTTCGACACGCGCCGCCGCCGCATGCTCAGGCGCGACAACATCTTCGACTTCACCAGCAAGCACCTCCAGGACAGTCTCGCGCTCGACGCGGCACCCATCGAGATCGTGCCGACCCTATCGGGCCGTACGCACGGTTTCGTGGCCGTCGACGGCGCCCGCACGTACCTCGCGGACCCCGTGTACGGCCTGGAGGACAACGAGGACATTCCCGAGTTGGCGCGCACGTACAGCGGCATCCACCTGCCCGACCCGGACGAGGTCACCGCCGTGCTCGTGCGCGAGGGCCGCGTGCAAGCGTGGTTCAACCACGACGACCTGCTGTACCCCGTGCGGCGCCCCACGACGGACGCAACGTGGATGGGGTACGGGCAGCCGGAGCCCGAGGAACTGCTGAGTATCGTGACGGCGTTCCTGAACGCCATCAACCTCAACGCGCGCGGCTTCACGCACAACAGCATCCCGCAGGGCATCCTGACGCTGTTCGGGGACTTCACGCAGGAGGACGTGCAGCAACTCCGCGAGGAGTGGGACGCGTGGACGAGCGGCGTCAGCAACCGCTGGCGCCTGCCCGTGATGGTCAGCAAGGATCGCGAGAGCGGCGCGACGTACGTGCCGACCGGGCAGAACTTCACGGAGATGATGTTCAGCCGGTGGATGACGTTCCTCGTGAGCATCAAGACGGCGCTCTACATGATGGACCCCGAGGAGATCAACTTCGAGGCGTTCACCACCCGCACGAGCAGCCTGAGCGGCAGCGACACCGAGGAGCGCATCACAAGCTCGAAGGACAAGGGCTTGTACCCGCTGCTGGGCTTCTACCAGCGCACCATCAACGAACTCGTCGGCACCATCGACGACGAGGTCGAACTGTACTGGACGGGCCTCATGCCGGATCAGCAGGCGATGAAGCAGGACGAGCAGTTGGCGGCCACGTACGGTGAGTTCCGCACGAAGCGCGGCATGAGCGACCCCGCCAGCGACGCCTTGCGGGACGCGCCCATGAACGCCGCACTCCAGGGCATCTACATCCAGGAGTTGCAGGCGCAGGCGCAAGCGCAACAGCCGGCACCGGGTCCCGAAGGCATGATGCCGGGGGACGGCGCGGACGCGGACGAGGACGGCAACCGCATCATTCCCGGCAGCGACGAGGGCGGGTACCAAGTGCAGCCCGGCATGACCGACCAGCAGCCGCAGGAGCCGGGCGCGCCGCCGCCGCTGGAGGACGAGAGCGTTCTCGGGAAGGCCGTCAGCGCCAGCCTCGACGAAGACGATCCCTGGTGGCCGTAGGTGGCCGCGAGCGAGAGCGACATCTGGGCCGTCGATACCGACCCGCTCCTCGGGCCGCTCGAAACCAGCCTGTACCGCCTCGGTAGCGGGTACCTGCAACGCGTCCACCGCGACATTCACCGCGCGCTCGGGCTACCACCCGTGCGCCTGAGCGAGTTGCGGGACGCGTACCCGCTCGTGCGCGTCGCGAAAGCCGTCGATCCCGCCGACGCCGACCGCATGCTCACGCGCGCGTACCGCGCGCTGCGGGACATCCTCGCGAAACGCGGCGAGAACGACTGGGGTCGCCCGGTGCCACCCGAGGACTACGACCGCCTGATCGACGCGACCACCGACAAGTGGCTCGCGGAAGGACACCTACGGTCGCGCGCGGAGAAGCACGCGGTCGCGCAGCACATCGCCGGCATGATGCCGCACGACGGCCGCCGCGTGCCCGTCCTGTGGAGCGAGTACGCCGTCAAGCGCAGCGACCGCCGCGACGAAGCGGTCGCGTACGCGCGCGCGCGCGCCGCGGCGCACGTCACGCGCCTCGACCAGAACACGCGACACCAGATGCGCACGCTCCTGTACGCGTGGGAGCAGACGGGCCAGCAGGTGATGACGCTGGAACCCATGCTGCGGGACGCGTTCGGGCGCCTCAACCGCGACTGGCGGCGCGTGGCGATCACCGAGGCGGCGTTCAACCGCGCGAACGGCCTGCTCGCGAGCGTCAAGCTCGGCACGCGCTTCGAGTGGGATGCCGCGGGTGACGCGTGCCCCAAGTGCCGCGCGCTGCACGGGCGGTCGTTCACGCTGGTGGACGCGAACGATCCAGAGAAGGACCCGATGGAGCACGTGTGGGTTGGGAAGAACCCGGTCGGCATCAAGCCGCCCGAGAGCATGCCCGCGATCCCGCTACATCCACACTGCCTACCGGGGGACGCCCTGGTACTGGCCCGCGGCGTTGCGGGTCACTCGGAACGCTGGTACGAGGGTCCGGTCGTCACGGTCACTACGCGCATGGGCAATCGTCTCACCTGCACCCCGAATCACCCGGTACTCACGCCAGCGGGTTGGGTTGCGGCGGGCCTCCTGCACGTAGGCGGCCACGTAATCAGCGGTCGCGCTGGTGATCGGATGCTCCGCGGACTGCTGCACGACGAGCACGTGGAAGGCCGCATCGAACAGGTGATCCACGCGCGCCGCGAGTCGCCGCAGGTGACGACCATGCCAGTGCCAACCTCCGCCGAGGCGTTTCACGGGGACGGGGCGGGGTCAACCTACGCCCTCATTGCATCCGAGCGTTCTTTCGCCGGTTACACGTCACATGAGCGGTCTGGCAGTTATGCGTCGCATGTACACCCCCCAGCGCAAGGGGGACGCGGTGGTCAAGCGACATCTCCGCGAACGGCACGGGCTCTCGGCATAGTTGGCAAATGCCTTTGTCACGCTCATGAATCGCTAGCCAATCAACTGCTTCGCGTAGCAACCCTAGGTAGAGGGCCTTCGTCTGGTGCGTTCGCTCTAGCCGTTCATGCCGGTGACGCCGATACGACTCGCGCTCTATCGCGCGGCGCTGCTCAACGGCTTCTGGCGTGGCCCAGCGGGCTTGGTTCGTTTGGTCGCGGATGGCCTGCCGGTTCGCTTCCTTATAGCGGCGGCTACGCTCGCGTTGCAGGCTCTTCTCGCGAGGCGTTTTGGGTCGCTGCCGCTCGTAGCATGCTCCGCATAGCCGAAGGCGACCGTACTTCTGGGGACGTTTGCGGCACTCCGCGCATGGCTCCATACGCCGATGATACCACGGCGACGGGCGCGGCTGACCAGCCAGACCCGGCTCGCGCAATCATGGCGAGGCACCCCGGCGCTATGGCGGCCGACGAGGTGGTCGAGGTAAACCGCAGCGAGTTCAGGGGGTACGTCTACAACCTCGAAACGCGCGACGGTTGGTACGTCGCTGACGGCATTGTGACACACAACTGCCGGTGCGCGTGGCGGACTCTGTTGCCGACCGTCACGATCCCGGACGAGGGCGTGCGGGAAGCCGTGCGGCAGTTGCGGGAGCGCGCGCTGCAACCCTGAGTGCGGTAGTTCACGCTCGGTGTGGTTGACGCACACCCCCGCCGTCCCGTATCTTGGAC